TTTGGTCATCTGCTTGCGGACGGCCTCGGCAACGGCGATGATGAAGCCCTGGTCGTTGAAGAGGGCTTTGGCGAGAACGTCAATGTCAATGATTATTTCGTTGTTGATTTCGATGTCACCGTCGAGGTTCTGGGAGTAGTCGGCCATTAGTGACCAGCCCGAACGGTTGCTTTGTTGTTTACAATAAGTCGCTTGGAGGGTGCTTTGTTTGCACCGCTATTGTTGAACGTAGCCCAACTTGGCCCTTGCGTTGTATAAAGGTCTTTGAATGCTCCTAAAGGATTGCCGCTAAACATGTCAAACAATGACTTTGGACTTCCCGAGACAACACCAGTAAACTGATTCCACATTTCTTCGCCGAATGCTTTTGCTCCACCGGCTCGACCACCTGGGCCGTGACCTGTGATGGTCTGAATAATGGCGCTTCCGGTTGTTCCCGTAAAGAACCTTTCTATTGAATCCAATGCCGAGGTCAGCATGTTCACAGCCTTGAGGACAACGGGTAGAGCCACTAGACCTAGTTGGGTCATGGCGTTCTTCAGTTGCGTCATCAGTTCTTTGATTTGGAAAGCGGCGGTTCCCTTCACTTCTGACATTTGCTTGTTGAGGTCAGCGCCCGATCCCTTCAACTGCGCGTAGGCGTTGGCAAGGTTCTTGGCGTTGTTGATGAGGATGGTTGCGCCACCAGAGGCTCCAGCACCAAACACGGCGGTAGCAAGGCTTCCGGCTGATTCTCCGGTGGTCTTGGAGACCTGTCCTAAGTATTGAACAGCCTGGATGATTCCGTTGGGCTTGGTCAGCATCGTGCCAAAAAGCCCAGAGTTGATGTGAAGCGCCTGCATCGCCGCTAGTTGCGTCTTGGTCGGGGCTTCGGCTTTGCCAATGGCGTTGGCGAATGAGACCATCGCTCGGGAGTTAGAGAACCCAGCCTTTGAGAGTTGGTCGGTGATGACCAGACTTTCTTGTAGCCCGACGTTGTGCGAAGCAAGGGCGGCTCCGACACGACCTTGAAGGGCGGTGGTGAGGGTGTCAATGGAACCGAGGTGGGCTTTGTTGGCGTTCACCAGTAGGTCGGTGACTTCAGCCGTGGACATGCCCTTAGCAATTTGCAAGGTCTGTGCGGCAATAAGGGTCTTGGTTATGTCTACGACTTTGCCACCCGTGATCCATGCGGCCTGAGCCGAGGCTGTCACAAGGTTGTCGGCGGCTGACTTGCGGAGTCCAGCCTTCTCTGCTTCAAGATAGGCGGAGGCAATTTCTTTGTTGCTCGTGCCGGTTTCGTTTGATACCTGAAGGATTTTGGAGCCGAGGCGTTCAACTTCGGCGGCACTAGCGTTTGACTGGTGTTGGATTTCTTCAAGCGAGTGCTTGTATTCCAGCGCAGATTTCACTCCCTCAAAGAGAGCGCCCACCGTGATAGCGGCGGCGGCAACCATTGGGCCACCCATGAGCGAACCCATGACACCCGATGATTCCTCGGAAGCAGTTCCAAGTTCCTCGACTTTGGCGATGGCCTTGTCCATTTCGGCGAAGAACTGAGTTCCTTCGGCGTAGAGTTGAGCGATTACAGGGGGAAGGAATCCAGCCATTATGCGAGGGCCTTAGCCCACTCCGATCTGTAGATTGCTTTGAGTTCTGGTAAGGCTTTGTCGAAGCCAGGTTCCATGTAGGGGAATGGTCGATTAGCGCCCCCACCGAGTTCTACCCTGCGACCGTAGATAGTGGTCGGGCCGGTAGTGGATGACCAGCGCCCTGGACCTTCTTGCTTGACCTCAACACGAATGGAGTCTCGCAGGTGTCCGGTACGATTGGTAGGGCGTGGCCATGACGGGGACTTCTGCCCCTGCTGTCCTTTGCCTCGACCGTTCGGCCCCTTTTTGGTGGGCGAACCGAGAAAGACCTTCTTGGCTTCACGAGCGATTACTTGACCGCCCTTAGAGACAATGGATTTGTTGGCGGCGTCGACGATGGCAATCTTTGCTTCGATGGCTTCACGAAACTCTTTGGTGTTCTTCATAATGATTTGGATTTCGCTAGCCATTAGAAACCTCGTTCGTGATTGAATCCATCTGAAGCAACCAGGTGACAATGCGGTGAGGCTCGTCAAGGTACTGCTCGTGAGTCATCTGAAAGAGTTTGCGGTAGCGAAACTCTCGGTACAGCGACAGAACTTCGGCATCGGGGTCATCTCCCGACTCCCCTTTGAGGGCAATCCGAAGCCGCCCTATTCGGCGGTAGGCGCTTTTGGGTCTATCGCACCGTCAGGGGAGAAGTCATCCGTCCGGTTGAACTCGGTATTGCAAGCGAATGCCAGAGCCTTGAAAGTGTTTTGAGGCAGGTCAAGGACTGACTCAAGGGTAGGGAGGTCACCGAGCGTCCACGAGCGAAGCAGGCCCACGATAAGGGCTGGCTCGTATCCGACCAGGTCATTCTGTTGTTCTTCGCTAAGGCCAGCCATCGCTGTTGCCGCTTGAGCGTTGTTGGTTAGATCCGCACCGTTCTTGAACAGTTCGCCACCAATGGCCGCCGCTTTCATGAATGCACGGGTGATGTTGCGAACCGTGCGCTCGGAGATTTCGTCCTTCGAGTAGATGATTGCGGACTGGCCGTTTGGCAGTTCGATGGCTGGCATTGTTTCCCCTTTGGTTGGACTAGGAAGCGACGTATGAAGAGATGGCGTTCTTCACAGTTGCCTTGATAGGAGAATAGCCTCCGTTAGTTGCATCTGAGGTGTTCGCCTGGGCGTCGAAGTCGACGGTGAGTTCCACGTAGTCCTTGCCGACCGAACGCTTCGGGTTGCTGAACTGCACGTCGCTCATCTGGAACTTGATGCTGTGGTTCGTCGCTGAGGTGATGTCCGAGGGGTCGGTGAAGGTGAGGCTCATTGGGATGTTGCTTGCACCACGGTAGAGACCGTAGGCAGTTGATCCGATAGTGAAGGCGTCTGCCGCTTCCACGACCACCGTGAACGAACCCGAAACGGCGCAAGGGCCAGCGAATACGGTGTGGGGGCCTTGCTGACCGGCGGTGAAGATAGGCGCAGTCTTGCGGTCAATCTTGATGCTTCCGTCCATGATGTTCAGAAACGAAGTTGAGTTGATGCTGATGGCGGTGTCCCAACCAGGTATCAGCGCTTCGGTTCCGTAGGTTGCGCTTGGCGTGGGGGTAGTCCACGGCTGACCCATGTATTTGATGGCGGCTTCTACGGCCTTGTCAGCACCGAACGTGATGTCCAGCGAGGCGGCCTGAGCACCGGCAATTTGGAAGGCGTTGCCACCGTCGAAGTTGTTGATGGTGACCGAAGAGGGCTGTGAACCCGTCGAGGCGCTGTTCTGCAAGCCAATGACGTGGGTGTAGATAGTCGAACCCGAAACCGAGTCGGGGCCGAGCACCGAGGCAAGAAGCAGGGGGAAGGAGTCGGCGTAGAGGTAGGTCTTGAAGTCCACTTCGTCGTGACGCACACCGGCAACTTGGTCGTAGAGGCTGACGGGTGATCCACGCAGAGCCTCGTCACGAAGCCATTGGAGCATGGGGCTCACCTGAGGGGCGCTGACGGGGATGTAGGTGTACGTTCCTGAGGCGGCGGTTGCACGAGTGCTCTCAAGCGCAAGCCCAAGATAACTGTTGACTGACATAAAGGCCATGAGGCGATTCTCCTTATTTGAGAGGGTTAGGTCTAAAGACTACGCAGGAGCCGTTGTAGGGGCTTCTGGGGCCGTCACAGGGGCTTCTGGGGCGGTTGGTGCAGGGGCTTCGGGAGCCGGAGCGGAGGTGACTGCAACCAGACGAGCGTCGGCAGGGTCAACTGCAAGTTCGTAGGTTTCGCCAGGCACGGCGAGCAGGGTCGAAGAGTCATCGAGTTGTATGTCCACGAATACGGTGGGCTGGGTTCCGATGAATTTGTATTGAGCCATTAGCGTTCCTTAGGTGTTGTCGATTTCGATGACCATCACACGAACCTGCGAGTAGACCTGAGTCGTTGTCGAAGAGCCGTTGATGGTACGAGGATAGTACGAGGTGATGTCAATGTCGACCCCACCTGGGAAGTTGCCTTCACCCCATTGGAAGATGAGGCTGGGGTTTCCGGCGTTGCGATCCGCACGAATGGCGGTCACGAGCGAGTCGAGGAAGGTGTCGTTGTCCGCACCAGCGTCCTCGGACTTGCGGTGCATCGAGCGCATGAAGCAGTCGAGAACGAACTCGTACTCCATAGCCTTTCGACCATTGTGAGCACCGCCCAATGCGATTCGGGATTCCTTCTGGGAGGCGATGTAGAGATAGACAATCGCACCCGAGGAATGACCTGGGTCTTCGCCCTGGAAGAACTCCATTTCGGAGGTGAACTTTGCAGGGAAGGGCTTGACCGTGTTGAGGAAGGTCACCCCAGCGCCGCTCAGGTAGGTAGCAACCTGCGCTCGAACGGCGGTACGAGACATTAGTTGCGGCCCCAGACCTGACGGAAGTCATCGAGTAGGTCGTAGCCCTGCGCTTCGTCGGCTTGGCCGTTCACGTCACGGGTCGAATACTGCTGTGCTTCGCCGATTTCGTTGATGACCAGACCACCTTGACCACGCTGTTTTATCATCGCCACGCAGAAGTGAATCACCGCTTGCTTGACCGTTGCCGGTAGTGCGGAGATGTTCACGCCCTTAGCGTGGGTGAACTTCGTGCCAGCCGTGATGGTCAGGGTTGAGCCTGAGATGCTTTGGATGGTGACGTTCTCGTCGTTCATTCCGTCCCAGATGGTGAGGGTCTGACCGGCGTACATTCCGAGGGGGTTGGTGACAACGAGGGTGGTCGTTCCTACGGTTGCTTCGGTTGAGAAGAAAGCGTTAGCGAAGCCGTTGACGTACTGGTAGGTGCAGTAGTTCTCTTGGCGGAAGTTGTAGGAGCCCCCGACCATGTCGAGAGATCCAATCGAGGTCTGCGAGCCGAGGCCGGTGGCGGCGGTCACGATGAACTGGTGGCGCTCGATGAAGCAGTTGTTGGTCGAAAGCGTGATGGTCTGCTGACCTTGTCCAGGCAAAGTCCCAGCCGAGAATGACACCACTTCTAGAATGGGCCAGAACTCGGGGTGGATGATGATGTTGCCGTCGCGGTTAGGACGGAAGCGACCGTTCTCCGTGGACTGCGTAGCCGAGAGAGTACCGAGTGCGCCCATCGTGAAGTTGTCAGCCTTAGCCGACGCACGAACGATTACCTCTTGAAGGGCTCGGCGCTGGACGGCATCCGAAGCGTTCTCAATCAGGTTGGTGAAGTCAATGCCCGAAGCGGTGGGCGAGAATAGGACTTCCTCGATGGTGACGTAGGGCGTTCCTGTGCCTTCTGATGTGATGAATGGTGCGATAACCATCTAGTCCTCTTCCGGCGTGAGTTCGATGCAGTCGCACTTCGAGCACGAGTTGCGGTACAGCGACACGAAGCGGCATCCGCACTTGCAGACGTAGCCTCGGGCTTGTTGAAAGTTTGTTCCTGCGACAGCGAAGTCACCCGTCTTGACGAGTTGCTTGCCGGTAGATCCGTCAACGTGGAACGTGCCATCCTTCTGGCGTTGGGCAATCTTGCCCTCGTTCACCTGGACTTCTTTGAGTCCTCTGTCTGAACCTACTAATCGCATACTTCTATTCCCCTGTCGATCGGGCAAGGGAGCCAGTAGGGGGAGGGGAATCACGCCCCTACCGGCTCGACCTTGCTAGTTGCCAACTGAATCAGTTGGCGATTGTGTTAGGCCAAGAGGCCCGTGATGAGACCCGACCACGCCGGCGCACGGAACAGAACGGTTCCGTAGGTGTACGTGCTGAGGTCGTATGAGAAGCCAATCTGCGGCCAGGAAATCACGTAACTGTCGACCACGTTCACGGCACTCACGGTCTGCGAAACACCCGAGTCGGGGAAAGGCAGGTTCTTGGAGTGGATGACGGCGGTTCCAGCAGGCATGAAGCGGTGGGTGACGAGGTCAACCATCTTGCCGGTGGCTTCGTTCTGAATGGCGTTGACCAACGAACCCAAAGTCACTCCGTCCGAACCAGTCTCGTAAGTGAGACGGTAGGCGGCGTTGCTTGCGTTCTTCTGCATCGAAGCGGCGATGTTGCGACGCACGGCGGCAGAGGTGTAGATCACGTCAGGGTCAGCCATGTTGGTGTTGAACATCGACACGAATGCGTCCTGGAAGAAACCAGCAGGCTCGCTGAGTCCAGCAACGGTAGCGTTGTATTGCTTGGTGTATCCACCGGACAGACCGAAGGTGCTGATGAAACCGTCGTAGCCCAAAGCGGTGTACGAGGCGTCAACCGCAGGAGCGGCAGTACCAGTCACAAGGGCGAACGCCAAGCCGGTCTGGCCAGAAGCCAAAGACAGCGAGGTGGCCTTGTAGACAACGGAGTTGTAGACGGCGTACACGTTCAGAGCAACAGCGCCAGCAGGCACAGTCGCGGTGAAAGCAACCTTCGCACCCTGACCCGTGACACCCGTGACGTTTCCGGCGCTGATAGCGGCGGTCTCACCATAGGCAGACGTGAAAGTGATGCTACAAGCAACAGTCTGAGTGTTGAACGATGACGGGAATCCGGTAGCGGTGGTGTCAGCCGAAGCGACAGTTCCCGAACCGAACGATGAAATCTGAGCGGAACTCAGCAGAGGCGTGACGCAACCGTTGAGCATGTTGCGCTCTTCACCCAACAGGTGTGACCAGAGGGCGGCGGTGTGGCTCAACTGACGAAGGTCGGTGTAGCCCTTACCAGCGAACTCAGCCTGAAGCGAAACGCTGTCAGAAACACCCTGTTCGACGAACGACTGAACAATCTTGTCGGCGGCGTAAGTGATCTGAGTAGGACGGTTCAGGGTGATTCCGTTGAAGGAGGTCGAAGCCGAGTTGGAGTTGAAGAAGGTGTTGAGGTTGGAGACGCTACCAGTACCGGAGTTAGAAACACCGTTGATGCGACGGAACTCAACAGCCTGACCAACCGCAGTCTCGCGAGCAACAGAGTTGCGCAAGGTCAGTTCTTTCGGAACCAACAGACCGAGGACAGATTCCAGGTTGTAAGGCACAAGACCCGTGACGCCGGAAGTTGAGTTGTTCAACGGGCTGGTCAAGGAGATGTTCTTCTGAATGTCAGAGACGTTCGCAAGGGCCGAGTTCACGGCGGCGAGGGCGTCACCGGAGATCGACTTGCTGATTTCGCTGGAGAACTCGCTGATGCGGTCGGCAACAGACGCCTTCTCGATGACACCACGCTTGGGGTCAAACGAGATTTCGCCACGAGCGGCTTTTTCATCGGTACGAGTGTGGACGGCGCTCAAGGCAGACTTGTAAGCCTCGAAGCGTTCGACGCGCTTTTCGGCAGGAAGTCCGCCGAAGAGTTGGTCGATTGAAGGAGCGGCCATAGCCATGATGCTCCCCTTTCTTGTGTAGTTGTTTTTGGGTGACCTAGAAACTGTTGGCTTGCTTCTCCAACGCAATAGCGGCGTCGAAGTAGGCAGAGCGCATCTCTGGATCGGTGACCTGCTGTGCCATGTAGCGACGGCGTTCAGCCTCCACTAACAGGGCGGTTGCTTGCGCAGACTTTTGAGTCTGTGCTTGCGTCTGGCGAAGCGCTGGCCCGCCAGGTATTGCCATCTCCTTGACCTCGTCGAGTTCAGCCTTGATGCCCTTGATGACATCCTCCTGACTCGCTATGAGTGCCTTGTAGGTAGCGATTTCTTCCGTGATGCCGAGGGCCTTCACGATTTCGTGACGGAGTTCCGTCTTGATTTCTTCCGTAGCGTCAACGCTGGAAGCAGACTTGATGAGGTCGGCGCTCACGCCGAGTCCGATGTAGGCCATGTTGTCATCATCCTTGTTCTCGTCCCATCCGGTGAATGGGGCTTCGGTTTCATTCTCGCTGGCTTCTGAAGTCCACCAGTCGAGGTACATCTTGAGGGCGCAGAGCAACTGCATAACGTCGGAGATTTCGTTCTCGTCACCGGCAAGCATTTCGTCCAGTTCGGCCTTGATAAGGGCGATAAGGCTGGCACGAACGGCGTTCAGGTCGGCAAGGTTGTGTTCTTTGTCATCGGCCTTCACGAGGTCGGGGTGAACTGCCTTGAACTCTTCGAGGGCGGCCTTGAGGTCAGCGACCGTCTTGGTCTTTTCGGGCTCGACGGCCTTGAGTTCACGGTTCTCGTCAGCGTTGAGCGTTGAGGGGCTCTGCTGGGTGATGTTCTCGCTCTGGTCGGCAGGCTCTTCGCCGGTTCCGTTGCATACGTCGCACATCTCAACATCGTTCTCGACGTTGGTGCGGTACTTAGTACCCGAGCAGGCGTGGCACACCTGGACGGCGATGTGGGGGGGTTCGCTGACGGTGGTGGGCGAGGACAGGGTCATCTCGGCTTCAGCGTTCATGTCGCTGGACTTTTCAATCTCGGTCACGGCAAGGCCCTTCACTAATTCTCCACCAACGGACTTGGCGATTTCGATTACTGCTGACGGGTTGGCTGGACGATCCACGAGGCTGAGTTCCACAATCTTCCCACCGACGATGCGACCGCCAGGAGCGTTAGCGTCCTTGACGATTCGAGCGCCCTTGATACCGATTGAGAATCCGGTGTAGATGTCCTCTTCGACCATTTTGGCAGCCTGTTCGTCGACAATCTTGGCTGAGACCACGAAGCCGGTTCCGACCTGCTCCATCTCCATCGCCTTGCCAATGGCCTTGCTCTGGTGCATCTCACGGATGTTCCCGATTTCCATCCACGCTGGCATGGCTGACTTCAGCCATTCCGAGTCGCAGATTTGCTCGTCGAGGTCGAGGGTTTCGTCAGTAGCGATTCCCTTGACGTGCATGTAGCCATCGTCACCACGCTTGGCGGTGAGTCCTCCGAGGTAGGTGTGGATAATGTGTTCAGACATTTGGTCTCCAATAATAGGCGATGACTATGCGCCACCGTAAGGGCATGGGGTTATTCTTCGTTTGCAATCTCGTCGGCGCTGACGGTCGACTGACCGACAATCGCACAACGGCAGTTCGGGTGTAGCGGTGGGTACTCGTCCCCGAAGTCGTGGTTGCCTTCCATGTCGGCGCACTCGTCACAGGCTCCGTCATAGGCCAGCCACTCGAAGCCAGGTAGTCCGGCGTCCACCATCGAGTCGAGGCTGGAGGCGTTGTAGGCCCGTGAGCCTTCGGTCTGGGCAATCATTTCGGCTCGGGCTGGGTCGTTCACGATGGCGTCGAGCGAGTCGGCGATGTCGGATGAGGGTAGACCCTGGTCAATTCCGGCGGCAATCAGGTCACCGAGGCGAGCCATTGTCGTATCGGTGATGCCCTTGATGGTTGCGTTGGAGTTATCCAGCAGGGACTTGAGTCCACCACCAGCAACTTTGGCGGCGGCTTCGGGGTTGCCAGGCTTCCAGTTCGACCAGTCAATGCCACCGGCGAGGGCTTCTAGATCCGATGAGAGACCGGCAGCCTTGCTCGTCGTGGCCGGCTTGAGGGCAATCAGTCCGTTGTCGGCGTAGATTCCCTTGAGAACCGCCTGTAAGGGCGATGCGTCGAAGCGAATGTTGTGCTGGACAGATTGCTTGGCTATGACCTTTGCGCTGGCTTTCGAGCCCTGAGAGTGACCGGCTACTGCTTGAGCAACCGCCTCTTTGAGCCCACTCACTCCATCGGCGATGGCCTTGCGAACGAGGGGGGCGTAGTGGGCGGTGACGAGGTTCTGCTCATTGTGACCAGGCAAGTCGGTCATCTGGCGTTTAGTAAGCGAACGACCTTTTGGGGTATCGGTTATCTGCGCTTTCAGAGTCTCGGCCTCGTCGGGCGTGTGGAACTGAAACACGAAGTCACGAGCACGGGGCTTGGAGACGAATCGCTTGTAGGCACGAGCCTCGGCGGACTTAGCCTCTTCTAGCGTTTCGGCTTGGACTTCGGGGACTGGCGGTTGCGTTTCTTCTTCAGCGAGTCCTTCGGGCTGTGCGCTTGTTTCGTCAAGGGGGTTCTCCTTTTGTCCGACCGTCTCACCGGCTGAGGTTTGCTCCAGCATTCCCTTGAGGAACTGAATCGTTGAGCCAGCAACAATCATCGGCTCGTCGGCTTCGGGCATGTCGTAGAGGGGCATACCGATCTCACCACGAATGTCGTTCATGGTTAGTTGACCCGAGTAGAGGCTGGTCTGGAACGACTGAGATTTCAGGTTGGCGTCGTTGCCGGATTCTTGGTCGTTGAGGACGAAGGTGATGTTGCGGTCTGACCCGAGGTAGCGACGGCAGAGGGAGTTCACCATCTCGATGATGAAGTTCTCCATTGGTTTCTTGGACACCGTTTCGGCGTTGTCCGATTCGCCCTCTTGTGCGCCCTTGCCCCCACCCAAGCCAGCACGAGCGATAACGCCCAACTGACTAGGGGAGACACCGAAGGCGGAACCGATGCGCTTGATGATGAACTCGTCGTAGTCGGATTTGTAGTCGGAGGCGATGGACTTCATCTCGACAGGATGGAAGCCCTCGGGGAGAACCTTGACGCGGTGACGCTCTTGGCTAGAGCCGGTCAGTTTGTCGTTGAGCACTCGCTCGAAGGCGGCCAACTTGAGGTGATCCAATTCTTGCGAGTTGGTCTCCATCCACGTCTTGGGGGTCGAACCGGCTTGGTACTCGTCTCTCATCCACGTCTGACGCTCGAGGTACAATGTGGCCGCAGGAATACATTCCTCAACGGCGGAGAACCCATAAGGGCTCCAGGTGCGGCGGTTCTTGACGAACACGCTCAACTGGTCGGTGAGGAATTGGTCACCACGTCCAGGGCCGGTGTAGAACTCACCATCGGCTTCGGGGGATGCGGTGAACTCGCCACGGGGGAAGCCCCAGAGAATCTGCTGGTACGCAGGTGCAGGTGGATAGGGGATGTCACCACGATTGTCGAGCAGAATCTTGATTGTCGGGGCGTCGATCACGTCGAACCCAATTATCTTTTTCTTGAAGTTGTAGCGAGGGTAGACGCACACTTGGTCGAAGGCGAAGTGTTGCCAGAGGGCTTCGGTAATCCACTCCACCCAGCCACGGTCGTTGTGGACGTAGGGGTTTTCCCAGAACTGCGTGAGGCGCAAGATGTCCGCACCGTACTTCTCACGGCCAATCTTGGATGCCTTAGCGTGAGAGACGTTCTGCTCTTCCATGATGGTTGCAATAGCGTCATCGGACACCGAGAACGACCAGCGTTGCTTGACGATTTCCGAGATGCGGATTTCGATGCAACGGTGAATGATGTCGCATTGTTCGGTCAGGGACTTGAGAACTTGAAAGGGAACCTCGGACTGCGTGAGGTTGAGGTTGACCGCAATCTGGTATTCGTATTTGCGAGGAATCGGTCGACCGGAATCGTCCAAGACGGGGTCGATGGGAGCCGGTAGCAACGGAGCCGCAGGCCCGAGCATGGATCCGAAGTCCTGACCCCAGCGTCGCATGGGAGTCGATTCGCCCTGCACCTGGATAAGTCCTTGACCGCCCATGCCCGAGTACGGGTTAGCGGCGGTGGAGTTGGCGTAGCCAGAATTCGCCATTGGCGTTCCGGCAAGGCTCTTCTGAATCTCTTCGGATACCGCTTTGATAATTTCTGCGGTCTTGTCCTTGCGACTGAATAGTGCCATGAGTCCTTCTACTTGATAGTGGGGAAGCCCATTAGGGCTGAGGCGAATGGCGCAGGGCCGATTGCATTACGGAGATTCTCGTTGCACGAACGGCAGTTGGTGGCTTCCTCGGAGTTAGGCATTCCACATTTCGGGCAGGGTGGGGCGATGCTGGCGAAGTAGCGGTCAGCACTAGCGCCGGTGGCGATTTGCAGTTCGACGATTCCATGCACCAGAGCGTCGAGGCGGTCGGGGGATTCGCCTGAGTCGGGGAGCCAGCCGGTCATCTGATCTTCGAGCGTGGTGAACGAACCAACGTGAGAGACACGGCCTTGCTCGTAGAGGGCGGCGATGGGCTCGGCTCGTAGGCGCTTGCCCTGTCGGGCGGTGATTCCCTTGTAGGGGATGGTGGGGTTCACGGTGCGGAGGGTCTGCTCGACCATGTCTCCACCCTGGTTCTTTTCGGCCACGATGCGGTCGGCCTTGAGTTCCTCGTAGAGCGCCACGGCTCTTTTCGCCCAGCCCGAGGGGGTGTCACGGCAAGAACGGTCAGCGAGGACGTAGGCCCTGCCATCAGTTCCCTTGCCAACGGCGATGATTCCGGTTTCGTCGGAGTGTTCTCCCGATGTCACGGCTGGGTCGATAGCGACCACGATGCGTACCATCTCGGGCATTTCGGTCACGCGACAGGCCTCGATGAGGTCGTAGGTGAACAGCGCACCAGGGGTGTCGGTGAGAAGTTCCCCGTAGAGTTCCTGCCGACCAATGCGAGTTCCCTCGTAGCGGTTGCGGAGTTCTGCGAGGGCGGCTGGTGACAGGTTGGCCGCATTGTCGAAGGTGGAACCTCTCGTGACTACTACCGATCCATCTGTTCTGGATACGAACTCACGAATGAGTCGCACGGGTCGAGGTGTGGTCGTGATGACCACCTGCGGATTGCCGACTCGAAGGGCCGGTGCTAATCCTTCAGTCCACGTCTCTTCATACCGCCAAGCGGCGAACTCGTCGAGCCAGGCGCCCGACAAGTTGAGGCCACGAACACGGTCGGGTTCCTCGGCGGAGAGCATGTGAATCTTGCTTTCGTTTGCCAGGGTGATTTGACCGTTTGAGCGGTTGTAGAACTTGAGTTGCGCTGGGGAGAGCGCTTTGAGGATTCCCGATGGGCCTTCAACGCAGGTGCGTCGGGCATCGGTGAATGTCGGGGCTACTATCGCCCATTCGGTTTCGGGGGTTTTGAGGGCTTGCTCACAGAGCCAACCAGCACCGAGGTAGGTCTTGCCGAAGCCGCGTCCAGCGATGACTAGCCAGATTCGCCAGTCCGAGTCGGGTGGCAACTGCTGGGGTCGGGCGGTGGTGCGGTAGCGAGAGGTGTTGAGCATCTCAAGAAACTCGGCCTGTTTCTCATCCCTACGGGCGAGTTCGAGGTCACGCAGTCGCTTGAGGTCAGCGAGTCTCTGCGCCTTGAGTGTCTGCACCCTGTTCCCCTAGTTCGCTTTCCAGTCGGAGGATTTCGGACTGGATGTAGTCAAGCGTAATGACTTCGTGCTTCACCGGCGAGTCCAAGCCCAGAAGTTTGGCTCGACGATCCATAATGGCCAGCACTCTGTCGATGGCGAATAGGAAGCCCTTGTCCTCGGACTCCACTTTTCTCATGGCTAGTTCGAGCAGGTTGTCCAGGCGGTCGGTCTCTAGGCGGCGGTACTCATCCACGGCCTCGGCTGGAATGGCGGCGAGGGCTACTTGGACACGGTGGTAGGCGGCGGTCTTAGAGATACCGAGTTCGTCGGCAATCTTTTGGTAAGTCATCCCTTTGGAGCGCAGGCGCAACGCCATTGTTGCGTTCAGCATGTCTTGCTCGGTGCGGACGTATCCACCTTTGGAGTTTGTGCTCATGTTCTATTGCCTTGATGTTCGTGGAGTGGACGCACGAAGCCCAATGTAGAGTCCTAGTATCGCAGATTGGTACGAACTATGCAATACCAACATATTTGAGTGGTTCACGAAATTGCTCTGATGTCAAGAACGTCGAACAGTTGAGTCAAGTTCACTCCGGTTCAATTTCTAGGACGAGGAACGGCGCACGAACGGAGGCACAATGGGCTTCGCTGGCTCGTAGGGCTCGGGTC